AAAAATTATTTTACTTGATACTACACACAATGGTACGCGCGTATTAAAAACCCGCGGGTCGTTGGCCTTGCTGGGTGCGTGTGTGGCCTGATCCCCCCCCTATGTTGTTGGCCGTGCCCCCCGTGCCAACTTGCAGGCCGTGCCCTGCCTTGTTGTGGCCGTGCCGTGTCCTAGTTGTGGCTAAGTGTGCCCCGTGTGTATTGCTTGGGGCATTGACACTCCAAGGCGATCAGCTGACGAAATTAACCCGATCAACCCGATCAAGCTGATCTAATTAAATGTGACGCACCTCACAAAAATAGTTTTGAAATGTGCTTGACAGCTACTATTTAATAACTTATGGTCAGATTATGGCAACAATGCCAGCTTATAGATAGGATCATCTAGTGAAAATAAACGAAAAAAATGAGCTATGGTACTTTAGTAAATGCCTAAGCTGTAACAGCGTTAATGAGACCTGCTGGGTCTATGACGGTTTTTGGGAAACCTTGTCGCCGTGCCGTTATTGCGGGTTAATCGGACAGCTTGAGCGCGTATGGGTTAAAACAGTATGAGGTCATGGAATTGGACACCCAAGGCCTACCGCTGGCGCGATAACTTAATCGCGGGCGCGTGTCTAATTGGGTGCGCTGGCGTGATCGTGCTAATGTTTTGGCTAGGCACTAACTAAAGATCGAAACGGCGCGAGCCGTCACCCCGTAGGGCGGGGTCTGATGAGATCAGATTATGAAAGATAGGGGCACGACATGAACACACTAGAAACACCAAGCGCACGGGATCTATTCGCTAGCGATTACCTACTAATTGCAGACAATGACGCCACGGCTTACGGCCTACTAAGCAAGTTGGCCCCGCGTGTAGGGGTGGTGGAATTATCTAACACAATGCGCGAGCACTACGAGGAATTATGTGGGCGCGTATTTGATCTAATGGCCGTCAAGGGTGCACCCTTTAGCGAGTTTGACAAGGGTTTAATCATGCAATTGTTAGCGGGTTGGGGTAGTGATGCGTTCGACACTATCGCCCGCGAGCTAAAGACACGCGACTAGCGCGGGTTAGTCAGACACGGGACATTATCCCGCCCCGTGTCTGGCTATCTGGTACTAGGCCAGTAAATAAATAGCGATAGGGGCAATACATTATGGAAATACAAGTTATTGGTGTAGGCTTTAACGATAAGCCGATAGAATTAAAGGCCACGTGCGGGCACGTTGATCCGCTTGGCTATTTCGCGGGCACGGTATGCGGTAAGTGTGCTAAAGCTGGTCACGCTAAGGCGGTAGGTAAATGACTATCGAGCATAATCACGCTGGCGCGTGGATAATCTCCGACATAATCGCGGGCTACCTTGTAACCCGCACCTATTACGGCTATACCAAGCGCGAGGCCGTGGCCTTATTCCGTGCTAATGAATACGCGGGAGTGTGATCCTCATGTATCGGGAGTTATGCGTTAAATGTTGGAACACGTTAACAAGTCATGCCCTGTATGGGTGTTGTGCCGAGCCTTTAGAGTCGAGCTTATCTTGCGGTAATGCTAACGGCACGCGCAAGTGTAAAGATTGCCAAGATAAGGGGGCTAACTAATGGAGTGTATAGAGTGTGGCACGGATATGCCTAATGTAAATAATAAATTATCTAACTATTGCAGGAATTGCGGCAATAATAATTGGTCACGGATAACGGCAGATCCTAGCGGGATTAGTTATTGTAATGAGTGTGATCCTAATGCTACACATTAGACATGAGATACTAACCTATGAACCTTATCGCATAGTGTGCGATAAGTGTGAATGGGTATCGGATAACTACGCCAAGCTATCCCAGGTATCCGTGGCCATGACAGCGCACTTAAAGGCACGGCATACGCCCGATCAGATCCGCAAACCTGCACCTAGCAAACCGAGTTTAGTGCTAGTGCGACACGCCGAATAATCAAGGGTACTTGACAAGCATGGTACAATAGATTATGCAACAAATTGTTGCAAGCTTACGATAGGGATAGTAAATGAAATTCAAGATAGGCAAGTGGGGCAAGGGCAATAGTAATTGGATTATCTGCACCGAGTGCGATAAGACCGTTGAGATAGCTAGCGCAAGTGCTATCGCCCGTGCTACTAACAAGGCGTGTCATTATCTATGTTGCACTACTCATGATCATAAGATAGTTAGCGTTCAGCTCTAGGTGACTAGCCTGTATCCCGTGTCACATGGCACGGGGTACGGGCGGGCTACCTAGCCCACGGATTAAGCTGATCCGTAACTAGATAGGGATAGATAGGGGGTGCGAAATGGATACAAGGAAATTGTACCGTGAACAAGAGTTTACGATCATTGACGAAACACGCGAATGGATAGTGCGCGACTATTACGGTAATGATCTAGACAGCTTGATCAGTGTATTCCAGGAATTGAAATACACGGTTGACGAATGGCTAACCCGTGCCAAAGATAATGGCGTGGTAATTCCAAGCCACTGGTCAGAATAGTCTAGGTGACTAGCCTGCACCCCGTGCCATGTGGTACGGTGTGCGGGTGGGCTAGCTAGGCTAGATCCAATACAGATAGGAAACTAAATGAAACTAATCAAGAAACTAATGCCAAGTGATTATGCTTGGGAATACACCTTATGGTGTCCCAAGCACCCAAGGCATTGGGTTGATGACACGGGTGACTTTGATAACTCGTCAGACTTTTGCGGTTGCTGTACGGGTGAGTGTGAAGCTTACTTGTGCGGACACCCATTAGGGTACTATGCGGAGTAAGATCCGCTAGACTTTCATTATGTCATAGGGGCATAGTGAATACACAATGAATGAATGGAGATAAGACAATGCAAGCTATTAAAGATTATCTAGACTCTATCGGTGTAACAGTAAACACCGTTAGCACCGATACCGCACCGCCTAAGTGGGCGCAAGGTATGAACGGGTACGAGTGCACACTAATGCGTAACGGTGAGCTAATGTTTACCGTGCCGTACTACCAGGGATCAGCTCACAAGTACGCACCATTACGCGAGGACATTATTCACTGCCTACTATCTGACCGTGGGACTATCCAATACTCAAGTAACTTTAGTGAATGGGCTAACGGGCTAGGTTATAACTCCGACAGCATAAGCGACAAGGAATTATTCGACAAGCTAACCGAGCAGACACGTGCACTAGAGCTACACTTTAGTGACCAGGAACTATCCGTACTATCAGCATTGACCGAGGATTACTAATGAAATTATTAAACCGAGCAGTATGCAATAGGTGCTACACACCCGTTGAGTTTATAGATGTATCGCCAGGTTACTGGGCGGTATGTCCCGAGCATGACGAGGATCTATACTCTATTGAATGTTGCGTTAGCGTGGTAGAGATTAAGCCATTACATAATGTCCCGCGAGCTGAGGATAAGGGAATGGGTGACGGGCTACCGTGCCCCGTATGCCTAGACACCATGAGTGACAACATAAGCCAGCTAGTACCCGAGTGGTCTGATGAGTATGGCGAGATAGTATGCACTACCTGCCAAGAAAAGGTGTTGCCCCGTGCTTAATCTATTATCACTTGAGCGTATGACCGAGATAGTAAAGCTATCACTAGAGATTGAACCGTATTGGGAGGTGGACAATGGTCAGGAAACTAAGACCGCGTGAGCAGCAGACAATAGATGCACAAAAACTATTCAGGCACATGACACTAGACGGATCACTATGGGAGGGCGCACTATGCGCCAGCTCGCAATTCCCTGACCGCTGGTATCCCGAGATGCGCGGTAATGCTATCCCTGATGAGGAAATTATAAGTATCAGTATGGCGTTACAGATTTGTGATGCCTGCCCGATCCGAGAACAATGCCTAGAGATAGGTATGCAGGAAATAGATGTACGATACGGTATCTGGGGCGGTATGTTGGCAGGCGAACGCCTGGCACTACGCGCCAAGCTAACAGGTAAGAAGCCTACCTTGGTAGATCAAGAAGCAACAAGCGGTGCGCGTAGAGTACGCTCACGCATAAGTAAGTTGAATGGAGTTAAGTTATGATAAAGCAACTTAAGATGAGGCGCACGATCCGAAAGAATACACAATACTTGGGTAATCTACAGGCTTTAGCCTTGAGTGATCCTACTCCCGATAGTGATGAGGCCATGATCCGTTACCTATTGGACAGTATCGAATGGTTGGACAGCTTTGATGAGTAATTACCAGCACTTATGGGTAGATACTGATGACGGTTATGACGTATGCAGTATCTGTAATGCCCGTATCTTTCACGGGGTAGCTTATGACCGTGAAGATGACCACGATACCCGTACGATCCGAGATGAGGAATAATGTTTACATTACATAACCCAATAAAGACCGAGGACTTGGAGTATTACACGGTTACGTCACACCCCTGCCCTACCTGTAACACTACCGTATCCATAGAGATAACCCCTGACAAGCTATACGCATACAACCAGGGCGCATACGCGCAAGTAGTATTAAGTGAGTACGATCCTGGCGTACGTGAACGCTTCATTAGTGGGCACTGCGATCCGTGCTGGAAAGAAATGTTTACAGACGAGTGGGAGGAGGAGGAATGAAACCTATGTTACACCCGATAACTATTAAAGATACCGTATTTTATCTAACCTACCGTGAGCTATCCGCGATCTACTCTCAACTACAATGCGCCGTAGAGGAAGCTGACGTGCTTGAGTATGTTGCCAGTAAGGAACGTGGCTAATGAATACGTTTATTATCTATGCCGTACTATTATTTATTCTATACGTGGTAATAAAGCGTACCGACTAATGTTACAGATCAGACCTACCGAAGTTAAGGCAGTATCCGACCTGCTATCGCAGGAACATGAGAGCGTTGATGACCTGGCAAGATCCGTCATAGAACTTATTGACGGTATGCGAGCCAAGCGGGAGACATACGTGCTAGTGCAGATTGAACCCTCACTTAGTGTGGCCAAGGCTATCGGCCCGTATGCCACGTCTAGCCAAGCCATGAAAGACATACCGATTAAGTTAAGTAGGTATGACGAGCGAAGCCGTGCGTATTTGGCAAAGCTGCACGATCCGTGTATGATAGACATTAGTTAGAGTCCCTATCCTCTTACTAATTGCAACCCCCTGGCGTACTCCTATCCGCTGGGGGGTTCTGCATTTCCCACCCCTTTACACAGTCCCGTATGGCTCGTCAAGTTCTGGCAAACAACAAGGCCCCGAATCAATTAAGATCCGAGGCCCTGTGTAATCCGATAGCCAGCTTCCCCTCTGGTATCGGAAATTTATTTAGTTACTATCAGATACTATAGCATTAGCTTGGGAGTTTGACATAACCCGCCGTGCGGTATACGCCCAGGGACTTTCGCCACCCAGTACCTTGACCATACGCTTGAGCGATCCGTTGATCCGTCTATGTATTGTAGTATCAGACAGGTCAAACACGGTAGCTATCTGAGCTAGTGTTAGGTTCTCCTGGTATCTCATCTCAAGTATAAGCCTATCGCTAGGATCTAACTTATCCATAGCGGCACGTACATCAATGATAGAGATAAGAAAGTTACCACCAGTAGCAGGGTCACCGCCACCACCAGAGACCCGTAGTTGCTGGGTTACCTGTTGTTCATTGGCCTCATTCATGTGAGCTATTAGTTCCTCAATGATACCAGTATTGTAGAACGCTTCATCTCTGGTCTCATACCCAACGGCCTTGGCCTTACGGCTACGGCAATACTTGTCTGCCTCACGTTGCATGGCCTTAGCGCACTGGCGTATGCCACCCTTGAGGTCTGCTGGTTCTTGTTCAGGGTTTAACCATTCCTTAATCTTATGGGGTCGCTTGAGTGCCCAGATAATAAGCTCTTGCTTAACATCAGAAACCTCAAAGTATACTGCGTACCTGTTGTGTATCTGCCTGGCTACTGTTGCCGCTATCTCATCAGCTTCCACTAACCATTGCTCTGTCACTTACCCCATACCTTACCTTCAGCAAAGAATGATCCGTCACGTGCGATAGGTATGAGTTGTGGCACTACGGTCTTACCGTCTACCCATAAGATACCAAATCCCTGTTGCCAGTTACTGATGCCAGCCTTTAGATAGCTGGCTTGCTTAGCATCCATTAGATTACCGACTTCCATACCCCATAGGGTACGGGTAGGCACGCCAGAAAACGATTCAGTATGGTGTACCAGTCCCATTCTATGTGTATGACCACATACCACGCTCTTACCTGTCTTTTTAGCAAGGTTAAGGGCAGTAGTGCCACCATTTTGAGAGATGTTACCCTCATCACCGTGCATTAGCAGCCAACCTGGTGCTAATTCGTATGGCTTCTTGTGGTACTTGATACCAAGCTCAGGAAAGTGTAAAAAATTACCAATCTCAAGCTCAGGCAGGGAGATAAGGCCAGGTGCACGCATCATAACGGTATTAAATAACCGATCAGTGTGATTACTACGTATCACATGGTCTACCTTTAAGGATTCAAGTACATCTACCGTAGTATCACGGTCACGGCCTATGGTACGCTCGTATTCTAGCGGTGTACCCTGTGCCCAGCGGCTAATGGTCTGGAAATCCATCTCATCACCAACAGATACCACGGTATCAGGCTTGAACGCACGGATAAATGTAGCTACGTTAGCAACGGCACGCTTGTCATGGTACGGAACTTGCAAGTCTGAGACACAGACTATTGCTTTCATATTAGTCCTCTAGTTTAGGCCACGTGCCATCAAGCACCATGAGTGCAATGATGCCGTAATTGGCTAGATCAAGGAATGAATCACGAAGTGACTCATGCTTAGGGTCTTGGTTCTCGTCAATTAAATTGTTAATACGGGCAATCTTGTCATAGATACGTACCCGTAAGCCATTAAGCGGGCCACCTGGTGCACGTGCAATGTTAAGTGGGCCGTAGTCCTCTTGCTTTGAGATCAATACGTTACCGCAGCGGTCAATAACATCCCACATTTCGGTTACGAATTGTTGCATACTTAGCTTCTTATCGAGGGCACTTTGATTAAGATAGTCCCACTCGTCGTATCCACTTGGATAATCTCCAAACCCATCGAGGTAATGCACACGATCAGGTTTTCCCAGTCTGTCTTTGTCACTCATCTTCTTCCTCTACTTCCCCACGGAACTCAAACCATGGATGATCGTCACACTTCTCATAATAGTACATTACTACCTTATCTTTCGCAATGGGTCGCTCTATGATTAGGTAGTCTTGCTTAGCTAGAAATTCAGGTATCTCAGCTCCGTCAGCGGGGCCTCCGTAATACTTATAGATCATAGAACAAGAACATCTATTGGCCCCTGGCATGAGGGTGAGTACGTTATGGAGGCTTTCACGGCCTCTCTGACACGGTTACGGGGGCTATCCCAGTCACGGGTACTGAATAGGGAACCCATAGCGTAAGAGAACCCTGATCCAGTGGCAATAGCTTCGTACTCAGACACCGACCAATCCACGGTACTGATCTCAAAAAGCCTACCACCTACACCAACAAGGAAATCAGCACCATTGTCATCAGTGTTAATGTCTATCTTAAATAATTCTGCTGCCTTTTGAATGGCATCACAGAAATCTATGCGTAGCCATGCCTCCAGGTTCTCATACACTGGCTTGGGATAGGTGACTAAGTGAGCAAGCTGACCTGTACCTTGAGAAGCAGAATGACCCATAAGTATGGGTCCCACCCTGTGTATCTTAGGTGTAATCATGCTACCTATAAACTCTTTGTCTGACATACCACGGTCACCAGCCATGTAAACCTTACCACCGTGGGCTATGCCCACTATAATCGTCATTGTTTTCTACTTTCGTAGAGAACCCTGTCGGCTTCACCTAGTGCAAGTAGCATTGGGTTATTTGAGGTAAGTTCATTGCCATGTAAGTGATTGACTTTAACATCAACCACCTTAACACCACCATGTAGAGGTGCCCTATCGTATAGATCATTGTCCCCGTACCACCATTGGTAGGATTCATCAGGGCGCAAGCCACTTGATACATTAAGCACAAAGCAATAGCCGCAGATGCTACTTGAATTTGGTTGACCAATGGCGGCATCACCCATCTCGGCAACTATCTTATTAAGTGGATCATCTATTAACTGAACGTCATCATTAAGTACAGCAACGTGGTCAGCTCCATGCTTGGCAGCAAAATCAATACCCATGTTCCACCATTTTTGTATGTTAAGTTCGCTAGACCATAGGTTATGCACGTACTTGGTTGGTTCATTGTCAGCCGTGTTTACCAACACAATGTGGCTAAGTGGTACACCGCAGGTGTCAAAGATCTGCTGCAGGTACTTGCGCCTGGTGCCAGATGGAACGGTTACCCAGAGTGTCATACTACTGGCTTTCTTTTTATTCCCCAGAAGTACAGGTCGCATGTAATTTTATTGGTACTAAAAAAGTATTCAGAAAACATTAGACCCATATCGAACTCAGCGTGAAAATCATCAGCAGTTAAATTGCGGTAGTATTCGTTTACATAAGCAGTAAATGGTGATGAGTCAGGGTCACAACGCGCAGTGCCGTGCTCTGGCCTACCCTCACTCGCGCAAGTCATAACAACAAGTCCCGATGCCATGCGGTGCATGTTTGCAAATGTAGCTACCCACGAAGGGTTATGCTCAAAGCACTCGGCTGAAATGGCCACGTCAAAACTGTCGTCATCAAATGTCAAATGCTGTCCCTCGCCAACAACATCAACTCCTGGTCCAGGCGCTAGATCAACACCCGTGTAATCGCAGTCGGTAAAGAAGTCACGCACTGAACCGTTAATGTCTAGCGAGCCAACCTCTAGAACCACAGTTTTAGTGAAGAAATCAGGCCAGCGTTCGCGTACTGACTCGATAAATACGCGCTGTTCATTATGTGCCATTATGCTAATGCCCTCTCTCGTAACCATTCCTCGCCACCGTCTATGTATACCTGGTTCACGTCATTGTTCTCAGGTAATGAGATGACTACTGCCTTATCCAAGTCCTCTTTGATTCGCTTGGCCAACTCCATGCCAGGGTTACGGCCATCCTCTTTAAGATCATTGTCTGCAAAGATAACGATACGATCAAACCCCTCAAACATCTTAGGAAAATGTGGCTTCCATTGGCTCACGCCAGCAATGCCCACAGCAGGTACACCCACAAGGGCAGACATAACCAAAGTATCCAACTCACCCTCGCAGATAGCAATAACATCTGAGCTTTCATGTAGGTCAATGACGTTATACATGCCAACCTTTTGACCAGTCGGCCACAAATATTTAGGAGAGCCTCCGTCAACTTTACGAAACTTGATACCAACAATCCCAGTGGGAGTGCGATAAGGGATACTAAGACAGCCAACAGCGTGCTCATGGCCAGGCGCGGGGTCATTTACTGTACCGAGGAGGAACGTACCTGCGGCTTCCTTTGTTATTCCTCGATTTAGCAGGTAGGAGGCCGTTGCTTGATCCAGTGTTCCTGCGTACTTCTTTGCGGTTTCCGTTAGTAATAGCTTCTGCTCTTGTGACAGCATCCTTAAAACCTATCTCTTCCTTCTTAGATACCACATCATACACATCGCCATCAAACTGGCAAACAAAGCAATGGTATCGTTGCTTGTCTATGTTCACTGTTGCACTTGAGTGCGTGTCCTCATGCAGTACACACCGCATTGAGATGTAGCCATACTTGTTTGGTACTTGTGCACCGTAATGCTCTAGCACCGTAGCAAGGTCAGGCTTGTCGGTCATAGTAGCTTGAGCACCAGGTCGCATGGATCCCCACCCTCATCTAGTTGCTCACGCTCTTCATCAGATAGGTAATCGTAAGTTCCATCATGGGTGGCACAGATACTATCTGTTACCCATCCCTTTTGGATACCGTACTGTACCCAATCGGCACGTTCATTCCACTGTTCTGTATTCACTGTTGTCCTATCCATTGATCTAATGTTTGTACTACCCATGCTTGATCTATGCTGGCGTTGCGCCGTTTAACAATCACATACGCTGGTGGTATAGGGGTAATGCCACGTGCTTTAGCATAGTTTTCTGCCTCTACCGTAGCCTCACGCCAGAACCCAGGCAAGTCCAGCTTCGCTGTTGCCTTGAGTTCCAACACATAAGGTTGACCAGATACAAAACAAACAATGTCACCCTCGTCAGCCTTACCTGCCAGGCGTAACCGTTCAGCAGTGATGCCCTTACCGCGTAGCCACTTAAGTACACCTGTCTCAAACTGTGAGCCACGTGCCTTAGCTGCTGCTTGCTTACTGGCCATCATCATCCTTAAATATTTCATTCCAGCACTCGGGATGAGTGCCACTAATTATCTGCTCACGTATTGGTGCAAGTAAATCAGAGAAAGCATCTTGAGCATAAGCACCGCTAAGATACCTAGCCATGTCATCTTCCCAGATAGTTAACATGCCACCTTTTTTGCAGTGCGGGCAGTCTTTAGTTACATAGACCTTATAGCTCACGATAATCCTCTCCAGTATTCTGCGGTAGATCCACCTTGACGATCATTGTATAGCGTCATGCGCGAAGCATCGGCATACAACACCGTAAAGATAGCACCACTTGCTGAGTTCTTAGCAAAGCGATTCTTTACACACGCTATGCGGTACTCGTTAGTGTCATGGTCCATCGCTACAGTAAGGATCATCTCAGGTAACTGGCTGATCTTACCTTGAATAGACTTACGTGACGGAGGTAGTTCTGGTCTACCCTCACCCTCGGATGTATGGTGCAACAAAAATACTGCTGCTTCTGTTTGCCTGGCCACGTGGTGCATAGCCTTGGCTATGTCACGCATACCAGTCCACTCATTGTCGTGTAGTGCAGCTACGTTCATCAAGTTGTCAATGATAATCAAGTGCGGGTATTCCCCAAACGCTTCACCGTATGCCTGGATAGACAAGTCAATGTCATCTAAGGTAGGTGATGGATCAAAGCTGAACTGTAAGTTCTTTAATGTTCCTAATTCGTCTTGGTAAAACTCATACCCATTACCACTGTTAAATGATTCTTCAACACTGGATACCTGGTTACCTGTAATAACTGCAGCAGCTCGGATCGCCGTAGTGTAAGCATCTGTATCAGCACTAACGTATAGTGTTGGCACGTCTGACTTAATCGCATAGAACAAAGCCAGCAATGACTTACCACTATTAGGTTGACCAGCAATCATGGTTACCTGTCCCCTACGGAACCTGACACCATCATTAGCCAGCGCAGGAAATAGATCAGGAAGTAGTTGAGCTCCACTCTTTTGCTTGTTCGCTGCTTGAGCGAGGGTCAACATCGTCTAATCCTCTCTTACGTTGGTGTAATACTATCTGCTGTACCCGTGATGGAGTAACGTCAAGTAGATCACTGAGGTCTTCATAAGTAAAACCCCAGCGATCTTTCAACTTGAGCACTATTTCAAACGACGCAGGGTGTACCTTAGTTCCCTTGCGTACCGTCATGGGTTATCGGACCCACTGCGGATCACACTTGTCTGGTGCACCCTTTGGTGCTGAACACATCCAAGCTTTCCAATCCTTGCCATTCTTGCTACCAGTTTTCCATTCCATTGCGCCGTGACGACACATAGGTGCAGACGGTGCCGCTGATGAAGCATCACTTACTGGTTGCTGTACTGGTGCTGGCTGTTGTACCTGCACTGCTACCTGTTGTGGTGCTACTTGCTGTACCGCAGGTGCTAATGGAATGTGCTGGGCAATGGTCTGACCTGTGGCCAGGGCCTGCTCAACAGAAATAATTACTGCTACTAAGTCACCCATGTCATTGAGTGCGCTAATAAACTCTTCGGTACTGCTGGCGTACACGTTGTACAGTGCACCCGATGCTGTCTTGAAGTTGGCTTGGAACTTGGTGCTCTCTGGTGCGCTCATTACTTAGCTACTTTCTTTGTAGTTGTTTTCTTTACTGGTTCTTTCTTAGTTGCCTTTGCAAGGCGTGCGCGAAGCGATACATTCTCCAACTTTGTTATGTAAAGTTCGTCTTGCAGTATCTGTATTTTCCTTTTACTGTTAAACATTTATTTCCTTTTGTTGTGCTATTAGTGATAGTGGATCTACGGCATCCTTGAAGTCCCCGCCGTAGGCGTAGCAAAAGTCTTTCACTGAGCAGTAGCTACACATCATACTCAAGTTTGGTAAGAAGATCTGGTTCTGTACTGCAAACTCAAACTGCCTAAACAATTCAGTAAACAGTGGGTATGTCCAGTTGTTAAAGCCTTCGGCGGGTAACAACATAACATTGCGTGCATCGTAATAGTAACCCTGACTTGGGCGTATGCCAAACTGCTTCTCAATACTGCAAGCATACAGCGCAAGCTGCATTGCATTGGTTGGCATGTTGGCACCAGTCTTGAAGTCAACCACTACAAGTTCACCGTCAGGAGTAACGGCAACCAGGTCAACGAAAGCCTTAATGCGTACATCACCGTAGTCAATGTTTAACTGCAGTTCGATGGCCTTGACTCCCTCTGGAGTTTCCCAGACCTGCCAACCTGACTGCTCCCAGAACTCGATAAAGTTACTGACCATCTCTGGTCCCTTTTCAGCCCACCAATCACCGTTCTCTTTGTTAGGCCAAGCCTTACTGGTTCTACCGCCAGCTTTCCAATCAACTGGGTTAGTGCCGTGCTTCTCTTGCTCAGCACCGATGCTTTCATTGAAAGCCTGTTCCCATAATAGTTTAATGTTAAGCATCAGGTAGTTCTCCTTTAAGGTAGCGTTCTGCCGCTAGGTGGAAGGCTGACCCTCCGACAAAGTACCAAGCTGTTTCAGTAGGTACTTTCAATTCCCGTTCAAGTTGCCATGACTTACCGCACTTAACCCAGGATATAAATGACGAGAAGGATCTGTGTCCTATCGTTGTTTCTTTTAATATTCCCATACGCACACTGTACACACAGCGATTACACTATGTCAAACGAGCTGACAACGCCGTGATTTGACAAGTTCCTTGAGGGTGTGAGTATAATACGAGCGACAGCGAGTAAACAGGTAGGGCGATTCCATCGCCCAACAGGGCCATGGTTGGTAAACCCCTTATCCCTGTCACTTTACATAAGCTATACTTTATCAAATCTATAAGCCCCCAGGAACGACGAAAAAGGGCCACCTGATACCGAAGTACCAAGTGACCCTTAAAGTCGCTTTACGTGGCGCTGTGCGCCAGCAATGGGTATTTCACCCTATTGTTTATTAAGTTTTATTTTGCACTAATTATGGCTGCTGGGTTTAGGCCTCCACCTTTTTTCCAGCCTGGACCCTTTTGTAATTCCATATGAAGATGTGGACCTGTGACATTTCCTTCTGCCCCAACCTTCCCAATTATATCTCCAACTAAAAGAGCCTGGCCAACCTCGACAATATTGGAAGATAGATGGGCAAATAAAAGGTGTCCACCTGCAACCTTGACTAGCACGGAGTGCTTGCCAAAGGCAGCACCCCAGCACTGACCAACCTTGACTACCTTGCCAGCTACAGGGGCAACAACTACTGCGCCAACTGGTGCAGCATAGTCAACTCCTTCATGGCGACCAGAGGACCAGCGAGTCCCTGCAACTCCAAAGGGTGTTGTAATTTTGTACTTTTTATTTTTCATTGGTGAGGCCATTATTTAACTTTTCCGTACCGTGCATCCATAGCATTAACATAGTTAATTGCTACTGGAAGTGCAGCACCTATAGCAACAATGAGAATTGGGTCTAAATTAAAAGATGTAAGGTTGTCTAATATGTAAACAAGTGAGGCACCTAGTGCTGTCTTAAAGATACCACCAAGCGGGCTATCAGCTAGCCAGATACCAAGTTTAATCATTATGTCTGACATGTTCTTTGAACTCTCCTTTGAGTTGAGATAAATCATTACTTACGTTGTCTAATTTTGTGTCTATGTGTTTTAAGTTATTTGAAATGTTGTTGACCGCTTCGCGCAAGCCACCACCATTAGGCCCAAATTGAGATTCAATACGGTCAAGTCTTATTTCCAAAATATCTGAGCGAGCTGCGCTGTTAGCTTGGTGTTGATCTATCTTTCGCCAGATCTTCCACAACGCAAACAACATGCCCCCAACGACAGATAGTATTTGTGCAACACTTGTCCAGTATTCAATGTCCATTAGGTTGTCCTGATTTGAACGTAAATGATTCCACCAAATCCCTGAAACCTACGGTCAGGTGGAGACACACGATCAAAGGTAATTTTTTCAATTAGACCTTCGATTTGTTCACCACTTGTAAAGTCTTGAACGATTATGGTGTCACCGTTAGATTCAATGTCCTCTAGTGCGCTTAATCGCAACCAAGCACGGCCATCCCAACCAACAATAATGTTGTTGCGATCTTGCTCAAAGTCATAACACATCAAGGGTATTGAGATACTTCGAGTGCGCTTATTAGCGGGTAATGATTTAACTTGATAGCCAACCATGCCTCCACCCAGGGAGGTATCAATAGAGCTTCGGTTCAAGGTAAACCTAAAGGCTAGCTGCTCTTGCGCTGTAGTGAGGTTAGTTGTAAAGTCTTGATCTGCTGATTCCTCATTAGATACAGTTACAATACTTGTTACGTTTCCATCTTTAGTGACAGTTGAAATTCCTACTGACCCATAAGACGGAGAAACTATACGTACTTTAATTAACTTAAAGTGCTTTTTCTCCATGGTGTTGTAACGAATTGCGCCAGTGTCTAGGTATCCAGATGCAACCAACTGTGTTGGGTGCTGAAAGAACAAACCAGCATCTTTAACAATAAAAGCAAGGCGATTGGTTTCACCTATAAAGGCTATGGTATTACAATTACCAGTTGCTTCTGATGCTAAGTCATTAGCGTATGGATACAACCCATCACTATTGGGTGTGGATAGATCAATACGGATCAATCCAGATTTACCATCAATGTCTTGAGTTACGGTTGCGTAAGCAAAGCGATCCTGGAAAGCAAAGCCACTAACGTGGGCATTTGAACCCTGATTACTATGTTTATAAGTTAAACCGCCGTAAGCTATGTTTCCCGCAGAATCTATTATACCTATACGTACACCCTTATTAGTTCCAATGAGCATGTACTTACCAAGGTAAGTGCCAAGGCTAGTTACATGTTCTTCATCTGGAAAGTCTGCTGCTGTTACGGCAGAAGTTAATGTGGGTAATGTGCCATCAGTGTTAAGGCTTATCTTGTAGATAGCGGAAGACGTACCCGCATAACCCGATGCGTAAATTGCAGTTGGACCCTCAACAATCGAGGTCCATTTCCAGTTTGAGTTCGGGTGTGTGTAAAGGGCAGTTGGTAATGTTGGCCCGCCAGTTATCAACTGGTATAAAGATACGCCTACGGCAGAAAACAAACGCTGCTTAACCCAGCCCATAGTTACGTTAGCTGTACCCGTATCCCAGATTTTAGATCCAGTACCTACGCCAGTTAAAAGTCCCTTGTAAATACCAGTACTATTTGCTGCGTAATAATTTGTGCCATCTTGCGCCAAGGAAACTATGTTAGAACCAGATCCACCATAAGTTACAGTGGTTACGGTTCCTGTAGAACCTGTAGGAGCAACGCGACTAAGAGTTGAACCATCGGATGCAAACACACAGGACACATTGTTTCCGTCAATAGCTCCGATAAGTTCATTCCTATCGGTTACTGCAAGAACATTAACTACATCAGAAAGTAAAGTTGCCTCGCCTGGAGTCCAGACGTTTACACCGTTTGATTTATTAAACCTGTAAATAACATCTTCACCTTGCAATGGTTCAAGGTAGTTAATACCTGCGCCTAAATGCCAAGAAGACTGGGACCGAAGCCACCAGCCTTCAAAGGTTTGCTCACCTGGTTGTTGGGTGAGATCCAACTGTTGTCGTTTATACGACGCAGTTTCCCTGTGATAGGGATACTTGTCAGAAGCACCCAAGAAGAATGGTTCACCGCCAATAGCTATGTCATACACATTATTTTGATTTGTGTAGAGAGTGCTAGTTTGAGGTGGACGACCTATGGGATTGACTGGATCTTCGGTAATACTGTATTCAGCCATGTCAGTCCTTAAATAAATTGCGTAATAGTAATTACATCACTGCTAAAATTGCAGCAGCCTTTGCGCGTTCAACAATTTCGGTTTTAAGCAAGTTTGTTATTTGGTCAAATTGTTGTAGAACAGCAAGACGCTCTAACCTGTCCATTGGGCATTGACGGGCTGCTTCTTGTGATTCCACACCTTTTAGATGAACCAAGTCACTATCCCACTCGCCATCAAGTGTTGCTAGTAATGTTTGATAAGTAAGTACATTTGCTGCATAAGATGCAACTTCTAATGCTCTTGCTTCTTTTGGTGTTAACTCTGGTGCTATTATTTCTGTCATTTTTTTCCTTTGTTAGTTGTCGGATGAAAGTTCCGTTAAGTAAAGTCACCTAAGGTACCGCCCCCACCTGGTACTGAAGCTGGGTCTGCGTATTTTGTACCGAATCCTGCGCTCCATGGATAGACCGCAATAAATGGGGACAATGTTGTTGACCAATACATTGCTATATTAGTTCCTGCTCTGTTGAAAGTAACACCACGACAGTTAGAACCAAATAATGTTGCAGGGTTTGCGTATTTTGTACCGAATCCAGCACTCCATGGGTAGACCGCAATGGCTGGAGAACTACTGTGACCAACCGCTATATCAGTTCCTGCTGGGTTAAAAGTAACGCATTGCCCAGAACTAACTGGCAATGTTGCAGGGTTTGCATATTTTGTACCAAACCCTGCAGACCAAGGATAAGTAGTTATAAATGGTGTAATGGAATGAGCAAACGCTATATCAGTTCCTGCTGGGTTAAATGCAACAGAATTACCCGCACCGCTGCCCCCTGCTGGAAGCGTAGCGGGGTTCGCGTACTTAGTGCCGAATCCAGAAGACCACGGGTAAGTAGAAATAAATGGTGTGTTTAGATGACCAACTGCTATTGCGGTTCCCGCTGGGTTAAAAGTAACACCAACAGCATTACCTGCTGGAAGCGTAACGGGATCTGCATACTTAGTACCAAACCCAGAAGACCACGGGTAGACACTTATTAGTGGTGACGTACCGTGAGTAACTGCAATAGTATCTCCTGCTTCATTAAAAGTAACTATACGCGCATCACCCGCTGGAAGCGTTCCAGGGTTTGCGTACTTAGTTCCAAACCCTGTACTACTCCACGGATAAACAGTTATAAATGGTGTAACGGCATGAGCAATCGCTAATGCGGTTAGTGCTGGGTTAAAAGAACCACTACCAGATGACCCGCTACCCGCTGGAAGCGTTCCAGGGTCTGCATATTTTGTACCGAACCCTCCAACCCAGGGATAGACAGTTACAAATGGCGAAGTGCTATGGGGATATGCAATAAATGTAGCAAGTGCCCTAAAAGCACTTGCAATAATTCCTAAGATTGGCATTAGAGAAGGTCTCCAAATACTATCCAAGAGTCAGCGGCTAACTTTTTACATGTAGCACCAGAGTTAACTGCACGAAGTTTAGGTGTATTTGACACTATGGCTGTTGAGATAACTGTGGTAGTTCCAGGAGTTACAGCACCAATGGTAGGTTGCCCTGCGCCAGTAATCCAAAATACGTTTATTTCAGTTCCTACGGCAAAGTTAAATGTTGCATCAGTTGGAATGTTAAACTGTTGAGTTGCCGCATTATTCATTGAGAATAACTTACCTTCATCGCCAGATGCAAAAGTATAACTAGCAGTTTTAGCCGTGTACGTAGAAGCTAGTGGTGCCTTGGAATCTAACTGCGTTTGAATGGCAGATGTAACACCATCTACGTAACTTATTTCAGTAGAACTAACTGTTGAAGATACTGCTAACTTAGTCCAATCAATAGCGGCACTAGCGTTAATGTCAGCATTAACAATGGCTCCATCGGCAATCATTACCGAGGTAACCGTACCCGTAGGTAGTATTACGGTTCCAGTAAACGTCGGACTAGCAAGAGGCGCTTTTAAGGCAAGGTCAGTTGTAAGGTTAGTCACTGCTGATTGAGCAACAGTTAATGTGTTACTTGCGCTGCTTATGGTTTTATTGGTTAGTGTTTGTGTATCTGTTGTGCCAACAACAGTGCCAGTAAGACCATGAACAGTAGCGGTAGCAGCAATGTGTGCTTGAGCTTCGGTTAGATCACGTGCAGAAATAACATGCTTAACTACTTCCGCTGCATTGTGAGCCACAGCAGTTGTACCATCTACGCCACGACCAGCAATGTTAGCACCACCAGCAACGGTTGTACCTACGGTAAGGGTTGTGCTGGATGCGGCTACAACAGTAACAAGTTCTTCGCTACTTGAGTCAAAACCAATGGCAAGGGTGTATGGGTATGAGGTCGGGAAGCCAGCCGTTGACGCAACAATAAACGAGGTAGCTGTATTTGTAATTGAAGAACTTAATGTTGTATCAATAGCAACGGATGAATAGTAACGATTTATTGCTGGCATAGTTTACCTATCTTGTGTAATGAACGCGGGTTGGGAAATATTCTTGTTGACGACGTACCTCAGAATTTAAGCGATCTTTGTATTGAGCAAAGAGGTAGCGAGAAACTTGTGCGCCAGAACCTGATGGGTTTGATTGGTCAAGTGCATCGGCCTCAACGGACATACCCGTAACTCTAGCTGCATCTAAGTATGCGGCTACGCGGTATGAAGCGCCGAGAAGGATTACTTCCTCCGAGGAAGAAGATAAACCTGAATCAACAAAATCATCTGAATTAAGTACAAGCTGACTTGGTTGCTTAGAGTAAACTACGTTTACTGTACGGCCAGGAACAATGCCATCGTAGATAGATAGCGATTTACCTGTGTTAAATGTTTGTGGGTTTGCGGTCTTGTCAATGCGCCAACGGCGTATTGGTAACCATTCCTTTGTGGGACCTACAGTTTGCCAAGATACGGCAAGCACATCTATTGCATCTGATGGCAACTGGTAGGTAGATCGTGTAGCTACAAATGAGAACGTGGTGTAGAACGTACCAAATAGATCTGGGTATACTCCAGAGATAGCGTTGTTAATTGCTTTTTTAATTACTACCCTTGGGTATGATGGGCTAATAACAACACGTGCACCAACAGAATGTGGTGCTACTGTTGAGTTACGAAAGCCTCGACCAGATGGCGCAATGTAAGCAATACCAGCAGTGCGGTCAAAGCGATCAACCCAAACAAGTTCATCGTCTATTTCTATAAGGCCACGCGATAAAACTGTACCGTCGTTTACTGTAAATTGTAGGTCTGCTTCAACCATGGCAACTGTTAAGAATGTTGCTTGGTCCTGGCGTTGAGTGTAACCAGCCACGTTAATGAGAACTTCATCAACCATGTCTCCAAAATTCATGCCGTAATCCTCGCTGCAGCTTCGTTCTCACCAAGGCCAGAAGTACCAGCCAATTTGTTTAGTGCGCCTTGAACAGCAAGACCAGATGTTCCAGCCTTGCTATTCAAAGCACCTTGAAGAGCCAGACCGCTAGTGCCAGCCCAAATGTTTGCAGCACCTTGAGAAGCATAACGTGGGACATTACTACTATCTAATGTTCCAGCTAAACGATTAAGGTGGTATTGCATTGTGCGTCCATCACCAGCAGCCATAATTACTTACCCTTCTTTTTGAAATTATTATTTAGAACCGCCAACGCCTTCGTAACCGCCACCTGGTTTGTCAGGCTTGCCAGTTAGCTTGTCGTTGATCTTTCCAATTTGAGTCTTATTGCATCCACATTCAACGCACATGTTATTTCTTGCCCTTCTTGCCGTATTCCATTTTGCTTTCTTTCTTGCCCTCGGTCTTTTCGTGCTTAACCTTGGCTGTCTTTGACTTGTATTTCTCGCCCTTAACTGACATGTCTATAGTCCAACTTCCTTCATAGTGCTTGCGGTTGCTTTATCTATTGTCTTTGCCGCTGGCATGGTACCTGCGTCATAGGCCCTGCCTAAAGTTTCACTAGCCTTTTCAGCCTCAATGATCTGACCCATACGAGTACCTGCTGGCTGTATGCCCTGTGCCCTGGCATTGGCATAAGCATCAAGCTCGCCATTCCATTTAGCATTAGACATTGCTTTGCTACTAGCTGCATCTCCAGCGTTCATTTGGATGTTAGATGCACGTAAGCAATCACCCCATGTGGCGTGGTCTTGTGTGCGACAACCTGTTCTACATGCCATTAGTTTTTCCCTTCAGCATGAATTGGTAATTATCAATAAGGCGCTGGTCTGTAGGGTTTCCCTCTACTGCCAATCGTGCCCATTTTTTAGCTGAACCCTTTTTATTTAAGTTCCAGGAAGCAATGGCTAAAAGATCATACGCTCGCCACTTATAGATTGAACTATCAATCAAGTAATGAGTATCCATTTTAAGTTTGTTTATCTTATTAACCGCATCAAAACATTCTTGCCAGCGTTGCTGTGTGTACATAAAATAGGCTAAAGAAAACCAAGCTTCCATTTGATCTGGTGCTAGTTCAGTTCCCTTGAGGAACCAACCTACTGCCCGTTCTGGTTTGCCTAGTTCGACCAGACTATCGCCAGCACCGCGACAAGCGGCAGCAAGCTCAACAGGCCAGCCATCTTCCACTCGACTGTCAGAGAAGAGTAGTTCTGTTTCACGAACTGCGTCCTCCCATTGTCTATGAAAGTAATACTCTCGAATTAAATAAAATCTAATGCGGGAATCCCTTGGATCCTCAGCGGCGCCCATTTGCAATAACTCCAAGTATTGTGACCTTGGCTTACTATCATCTGGTTTGTGGTAAACGATTGTTTCCACAACCACATCTTGTTCTTTGCGTGGTGGGTAAGCCATTGTTACTTCATGGCAAGGTTTAACCCAACGGTAGCCATGCCTTGCATGGATACGGTTGTTGTTCATCCATTGCTGGCCAGTGTCCCACATAACCCATGCACGTTCCGTGCCTGGAACCCAAGCATCCCTGATCTTGTCAAAGAAATCTGGGTCTGGAACTTCGTCCATGTCCAAGGAAACACACACGTCCACGTCAGCAGGCACAAGGGCTAATGCTGCGTTACGGGCATCATCAAAGCGAAAAGGGCTTACGTTGATCTCATAGGTCTCTACGAGGTATTGGTTGAGCAGTTGTACTGTGTTGTCTGTTGAACCAGTATCTGCTACAATTCTTACATCGGCACCCGCTGTGGCCTTAACCCAGCGAGCTACGTGCTTTGCCTCGTTAAGGGCAATGGCGTACACTGCTATCTTTACCATGTCCAGATTGTATCATACTATGGGCGTAAAGACGATTTGTTTATAGCTACACTTTTACAGCAGTCTGCATAACTAGCACAGTCCTGGTCAGGGCAACCTGTTCTACAAGCCATTGGTTTATTTCCTTACCATTATGTTGTTAAGTCTCCAACTACAACCCAAGTATTTGCAGCGCGTTTAATAAGCGTGGCACTTGACCACTGCGCTCTAAGTTTTGTTCCCGTACCATTAACCGTAGTTGTACCAGGGGTAACTGCAGCAATCGTAATAACACCAGTACCAATACTAAGTAGGTTAATCTGTGTTCCTATTGCAAAGTTAAATGTTGCGTCTGTTGGAATACTTACGGTAAATGTACCGTTAAGTTGAATAAGTTCACCCTCATCGCCAGTTGCTACCGTATAGGCGGCAACTTTAGCAGCAATAATAGGTACTGTTCTTACTGCTGATTGAACAAAGGCAGTAGTAGCAATTTGTGTTGTGTCAGTTCCGAAGGCGGCCGTTGTAGAAAGTGGCGTACCAGTAAAAGTCGGTGAAGCCAATGCAGCCCGTGAGGTATCAGTTGGGTGCACATGGTCTTGCCTAGAATACCTAGTTGATGTACCAACAGTTGCGGTTCCATTGATAACTGGACTTGTACTTCCTGCTTGACCAAGAACAAAGGCAGTAGTAGCAACCTGAGTAGTGTTTGTATCTACTGCTGCTGTTGTTGAAGTTGGAGTTCCAGTAAGCGCTGGTGACGCTAGTGGTGCTTTAGTGTTTATCTGTGTCTGTATGGCTCCAGTAACGCCATTTACATATCCAATTTCAGTTGATGTTGTGGTGGCAGAAGCCAGTGCTCCAACACCATCAGTAACAACTGCGCGAGAAGCAGTACCAGTAAATGACCCTGTTGCCCCAGTAGCACCAGTGCTACCTGTAGCACCTGTAGAACCAGTGGCACCAGTAGGACCCGTAGCTCCAGTTACACCATCGGTTCCGTTAGTGCCATTGGTACCGTTGGTTCCTGTCGGCCCAGTAGGCCCTGTAGCCCCTGTAACGCCCGTAGGACCTACTACAGTGCTATCTGCACCTGTACTACCAGTGGGACCAGTTGAGCCTGTAGGACCCGTAGGACCCGTAGAACCTGTAGGACCGATAGGTCCTGCTACTGTGGAGTCTGCTCCAGTAACACCAGTTGGACCTGTGCTACCAGTTGCGCCAGTTACACCCGTTGGTCCAGTAACACCTTGAATACCTTGCGAGCCTGTGGCTCCTGTTGAACCAGTTGGTCCTGTGATGCCCTGTATACCTTCTGTACCAGTTGGTCCTGTTGGACCAGTGCTTCCTGTCACACCTGTAGCACCAGTGCTACCCGTTGCTCCCGTACTGCCAGTAGGACCTGTTATACCTTGGATTCCCTGTATACCCTGCGTTCCCGTAGGACCTGTGGGTCCCGTACTTCCAGTAGAACCAGTACTTCCAGTAACTCCTGCGTCTCCAGTAATTCCTGTTGACCCTGTTGACCCTGTGCTACCTGTGGAACCAGTCGGGCCTGTCACTCCAGTAGCTCCCGTGGTTCCTGTAGAACCCGTACTACCAGTAGAACCAGTGGATCCCGTAACACCAGTGTTACCAGTAGATCCCGTAGATCCCGTTGCACCAGTAATTGCAGGGCCAGTAGGACCAGTAGAGCCAACGATACCTTGAGGACCAATTACACCAAGTTCAATGGTAACAGTTTCCATGTATACAACGTCCATAGTGGTACGTTCAACAGGGATCTCAACAACAGAAGTTATTTCAGTTAATGCCATTACTGAGTTACCTCAGCAATTACGGCAAAACCACCAGTTAAAATTTTAGTTACAGTTCCGCCAGGGGCAGTTACTTCAAGGTCATAAACGTAGTTGCCTGGTGGTAAAGCTGCGGTTTGAACAGCAGTAAGAGTAAGGGTAAATGTTCCGTCAGTAGTGCCAGTAACAATACGACCATTTGCTGTGGAAAGCTGCACAATAATAGAGGTAGAATTAACATCTTGGCGAACCTGCATGTCTGCGGTATAGCCAGTTACGTTTACGTAAGAGTTGTTAATTTTCCAAGCAGGAGCAGTGCTAAAAGTGTCGCCCTGATAAATGCGAAAGTTAAAACGCCCAGGTTGCACTATGCCTCCGTAATGTAAGGACCGTAGCCACCTGCAATTAGGCTGGTACGTTCTGCTTCTGTAAGTGGATATATGTGTCCACCTTGGTAGAACCGAACTGCGGCTTCAAGTTCCTCGATACCAGGTGAACGATACTGTGAGTATGATCCGTCACTGTTAAGTAAAACGGTATCTGCTCGGTTTAAGCGGTAGCGATAGAATAACGCTCCACCGCCTGCAGGACCTTCTTCAACGGTGGGTGGTGTGAAGTAATAAGTCACTGCTGTCCTTTCAAAAGTTATGGGGGTAGTGTAGTCCCCGCCCGTTATATGACGGGGACCACACCGAATTACCTAGGGATACTAGGTAAGGTTGATGCTTGAAGTAGATTCGATACGGTAAAGCGCAGCTTCACGGTAACGCTTCCATCCAAGTACGCCATACCATCCGATTGGACGGAAGCGCATCAATTTGTCAACAACTGGGCCAATGATTACATGTGGCTCTTCAGCAATGGCTTCTGCAAGCGCTTGCTGACCTGCAACGATAGTGCGGAACACGCGAGTGCTCGAAGCGCCATCAGTTGCGTTGTATAGACGAGGGGACTCAACGAACATTGCACCTTCGTAAGTACCAATGCTTCCTGGCCACAAGTTTCCTGCGCCAGAATCGTTGTATGTGTGAGCCTCGCGCCATCCACCTGCACCAGTCTCAGCACGAAGATCGTGTGAAACTTCAGGGTGGATACCACACCAGTATAGTTCGCCCTGACGTGGGACAGCCTTGCCAGCACGAAGCTTGGCTACTGCCTTACGAACATCAGCGGACTTAAGGGTGTTTGTGGCACCAATGTAGACAGTGCCAGTTGCAGCAGTGCCTGTTGAGTTGGCTGAATAGATTACGTTAGTTCCACCGCGTAGTTCGGTCTGAGCTAGTTCATCTAGTGAGTCAGCCATGTTGAAAGCGATGATGTTTGCAATAGCTGGATCAACGTCAGAAAGCGAGAATAATTCAAGCTTACGAGTTGCCAGTGCAGCATTACCGTATTCGTTTAGGGTTACTGATACAGATGTGGTGTTGCCAAGAGCAACTGCATCTGGATCTGTGGTTTCAGTCAATGCTGAGGTAACCTTAGACATGTCGCTGTAAAGCTGAAACACGACTGAGGAACCTGGCATTGCCTGTTGCGCTGGGCGCTTGTCTGCTACGTCGCGGATCAGTGGGATCGCACGAAGCGCAAACTCTACATAACGGTCATAGGCCGCTTGTACCAAACTGGTACCGAGCGAACTGCCGCCTGTATCTGTATATGCGTTAGCCATTTAGATACCCCCTCCTTGGGGGTTAGGGTTTGTTGTAGTTGCTGTTAACGACCTGTGGACATACCAAAGATCAGTTGATCCAGCTCTTCCTTGCTATTAGTTGCGGCTAGACGAGAACTTAAGTCCTCATCACGACCTGCACTTGTAGCAGTGGAAGTGGAATCCTGAATACGGCGAGCCGATTCGGGAGCCACAATGTCGTCTGATTGTCCACTGGATTGATACCCAAATACATCTGAGTATTCGTCAAGCCATAGGGCAACCTTTTCGGGTGTATCCGCATCTGCTGGAATGAACGCAGCAATTTTTGGATTAACGCCCTTGGTTTCCAGGACGTCCTTTACGGTTCTTGTACGGGACTCTGAACGCAATGAAGTAAGTTCATCTCGGAGTTGCTTTGACTCACGTTCGGCTTTTTTCAAAGCTTTACGAAGGTTTGCAGGACCGCTTTCTTCTTCACTATCGAAGTCTTCGTCTTCGTCGTAATCGTTGTACTGGTTGGCCATAGCAGCCACTCCCTTTCATTGTTAGGTTTAGCGCGAACCACAACACAAGCAGGGGAACCTGTATTGGCTTTCACTGTCGGACTTATTTACGCTCACACGGGCCGATAGATCTGTGAGGAGTGGATGTGTGCGGAATCGAACCGCGTCCCGTATCTGTCCGTCATGCGGATTTAGATTCGGTCTAACCTGTCACACCCTTGGGACTAGAACTGTCCCGACGTACCTGTCTTTAATGAACCAGAGGATAATCCAGACTGTCCACTAAAAGTTGATGTTTCCATTTCGCCAAGCTTTTGACGCTTGCGCCTTGCAGACTCAAGGCCACCAAAAACTTCTTGTTCTGCCGTTGCCTGGTCATAAGTCTGACCATAAATCTGGCCAAGGTTTTGAGCCGTTGGAAGTATTCCTGCAATAGCGGAGAATCCTTGGTCTGCACTGTATCCAGTGGTAGGGCCACGTTGTGCAAATTGCTCACCCATAGTTGTGGCCTGTAATCCCTGCCTAACAGCAGCAGTTCCATACTCAACAGCCTTGGCTTGTCTTTCGACAAGGGGTAGCGCACGCTCTGGGTCTAACATAAACGCGGTCATCATGCCTTCGTCTATGCCGTAGATATCCCGTAATGCCCTTGTGTACGCTGGATCTGTATTGTTTACAGCGCGAGCTGCCGCATCTGCACGCAGTTTAATTTCGTAAGCAGAAACATCTTGACCAATAAATCCAGCAAAATCATCAGGGCTATCATAGAATCCAGATGGAAGTCCAGCATCTATAAGAGTTGATCGGTAGGCTTTTTCTGTTGCCAGGTACTGAGATGGACTTAAGGGAGCCAATCCATTTCTGATACGAGTTTCATTAGCGGCAAATCTTTGTTTGTATACGGTGGTATTTGGGAGCAAATCTTCAACGATTTGTGATGGCGTATAGATTGCTTGCCAACCAGTAATTTGTGGAAGTAACTCACTAATCTGAGAATCGGTAAACCCAAGGTCCCTAAGAGTTTTAGAAAAGATCTCACGGGCATCCATTGGTGGTGCTACTGGTTCAGCCATTACATCTTTCCAAACTGTCGGGCAATTTCAGAAGCCAATCCAGTCATATCTTGAACTGCAGTATTGGTTTTGAAATAGCGATCATCTTGTTTTAACTCACGCTCAAATGCCCACACTGGTTTAGCAACTGGCTTGTTCTGTGCGTCAAAGCCCATTAAAGCTTGTGCGATTGTTGGATCAGTTAAGTCAATATCGGTAGGTGATAATTGTAAGATTCTTGCCATACTTTGTACATAAGGTGAAGCAATGGAGGACATAGTTTGACCAGCATCAATTTGATCGGCAAAGGCTCCATACTTGCTTTTAGCGTCATTGATAATCTGTTGGTCATAGTAAGCCATGTTAGATTGACCAGACAATGCACCCTTGGCTGCGTTCATGTACCATTCATCGCCGTATTGCAAACCCATATTGCTGGCTTGTTCTTTAAGTTTTTGCATGGTTGTAGCGGCTTCGCCGCCCGTTCCAGTTATACGACCAGTAGCAGCAACGTGTTGCCTTAGCAGGGATTCATCAATTCCCTGACCCCATGAAAGGTACAGTGTATCTTTGGCAAGTTTATCAATGTCAGCAGGATTTAATTCAAATCCCATGTCTCTTGCTGTTTGAGAAATTTGAGCTGTTAACTTAGTTAAAGCAGCAGCCCATGAACCAGGGTCGGAAAGACGAGCAGTTTCCGCTAAACGCCAAGTTGATCCGTTAGTCTTAAACCAACTTGTACTTTCAAAGGCAGCTTGAAATTTAGCCCCTGTCCACTTTTCAGCAACGGCTTGATTAAATAAAGCTTTAAGTTCTGGGTTGCTATCTACCAAGGCAGCCTTGGATGAATATATGCTAAGCCAGTCTTCATTAGTTAAAGCAACAGTAGTAACCGTAGGTGTAGGGGTAGGTGTAGGGGTGTATCCAGGAACGCTAGCACCACTGGTGTTAGCGGTAATTCTTTGAGCTGCTGTTCCCAAAAAGTTATTTGGATCAGTAGTAGATGAAATAGAATTTAAGTTATTTGTAATGTAAGTTATTTCATTTGCACTTACACCAGTACCAGTGGTAGCTGCTCGGTCATAAACCGCCTGGGCTGCTGATCTTTGCGGTTCTGGAAGTGCGTTAATACTGGCTTGAAGTTGTGCTCTTGTTGCCATTAAATGCCACCTCCAACTGAGCCTTGTAGTGTATTTAACATTGCATCAAAATAAGTAGTTGCTTTTTGGTAATTAGCAAACTCTGGATTAGCTTCCGCTTGCTGTCTTATAAATCCACTTTCATCCACACCACCAGTAGTTACGGTGTTTCCTGTAGCAGATGTTTTAGTTACTGTAGGCGTAGCCTTAAGGGTATTGTTTAACGATTGGTATAACATGCGAAGTTCATCATCATTAAGTGCGCGACCAATAGAGTTCTGGTAAATACCATCAGCAGCAGAACGAACCTGCTGCATAGTGTATTGAGTGGTTTGCTTACGAGTAGAGGCCATACTTACACTGCCAGCAACCGAATCGTTAACACCAGTGTCAGGCAACATTGTTGTAGCATCAGCAACTGATAATTGTATTCCTGCTTTAGCAGCAGCATCAATAATTCTTTGAATATTTGGATCTAAACTTTGAGCAATTATTTTAGGTGCTGCGTTAAGGTTAGATCCACGTTTATCTTCAATGCTTTGCGTTGAACCAGAAGTAGGTTTTGCTGTTTGGCGTTGCTGTCCTTCAGTACGAACGGTAGGCTTTGAAAGATTTGATGCTGGTTTGTATCCTGGAGGCTCGGTACCAAATAACTTTATATACTCAGCAACAATAGGCTCAAGCGCAGCTTGTGCACTAAGTGCCGCTTGCTTATCTTTAGGGTCTCCAGTTTTAGCGTATCTTTCAATAAGGTCTTCACGCTTGCGGTAAGCTTGACCATACTTGTTTGAAAGATTTGTTTTGTTTTCTCTTTCAATGCGCTGATCTGTCTTAGCGTTTTTGCCAGCTTCTGTCTGAGGATTAAGGCGCTTCTCCGTGACGGGTACGCCACGTCGCTGTGAGTTTTCTTCTGCAACTTTGGCACGTTCTTGTTCACGTTTTTTGCGGTCAGCATCTGCCTTAGCTTGTGCTGCTTTTAATTTGGCAGCACGTTCTTTGGCAATTCTTTGCTTTTCTTTATTCTTAGCCTCAATTTCGGCTAACCGCTTGTCTACATCATCAGCCATTATTGAGCAACTCCTTGTGAATAAACGGCATCATAAACCGAATCGTAAGATAACCAGCGGTCATACAAATCTCCAAAGCCAATGTCTTCCTGTTTTAGTTTGTTGGCAACCGACTCAAATGCAAACTTAATGTCAGCATTTGTTTTAGCGTTAATGTTTTTAGACTCGCGTGACGCAAGTGCAGCCTCTGTTGCTGTTCTAATTTCTAGGTACACTGCAATAGACTTAAATGTAGGATTGTCACCGTATTGGCTCATAAACTTTTCATTGTTTACAATAGTCTCAAGACCACGAATAATTTTATTAGTTTTTGATCCATCGGTATCTAAGTAATCGTCATACCAAGCTGCATTTTCTGCACCAAGTTGAGCAACCAGTTGTTTTTTTAATGATGCTAGATCTGCGCCAGCCTTGGATTGAAGGTTGGTTAGCCCACGACGCTGCATCTCTGAATCAATGTTAGCCATAACATCTCGGTATTTAATCCAACCAAGTGAACGCTCGCTGTCTAGGGCAGCTTCTGCTGGATCCTTACGTGTGCGGTATAGCTCGCTTGAACTTGGAGAAATAGTATTTGCCTGTTGCCACATGTAAGCAGCTTGAGAGAAATCGTAAGCCTGGCCAGCATTGGTTACAATACCAATAAGTTTAGGATCAATCACTGACAATTCTGTAATTAAATCAGCGTGTGTTTTGGCGTTACCTACAGATCCAACGGATGCAAATGATCCAGTAGTATTCTTTGATAACGATTGAGTAAACTCAAAGAAGTCATCACCGTAATCTTGCCAGAATTTAGTCTGTGCTTCCATGCCAAACTGTTCTTGATACTGTCTCCACTGGTCAATGTAGAACTTGTATGGTGTTTGGAATTGTGGAGCAAACGGCAAGATTAAGTTAGCAACGGTACGCATGTTGTAATACGCATCAGTCATCTTTTCAACTTCAGCAGCAGTGATAGAAGGTTGGCCCATCTCACGACGCTTATGCTGTTCAGTGGTCCAGATTAAAGCGTAGGTATTTGCATACTGCTGGTTACTTTGGCCATCCTCTTTTGTAAGCTGACGCTTAACCCAAGTAGGTAAGAACGCACGAACTGCACTGCGCTCTGGTCCGTAAGGAATAGCCCAAGATAAAGTTTTTTCAAGTTCAGGTTTTCTTTTAACCATTTCCGAAACAGGAATTGCAACGTATGGTCCTACAGGAATGTGCATTGCTTCACCCTGAAAAATAACATCTAATGACTTTTTCTGAATACCCATTTGAGTTAAAGAAGTAAGGCCCTTGCCAATAAAGGGAGCTTTCTGTAATGACTCAGGTACTTCAAGCCAGATGTAGTCATCCATACTTGCTTCTTCTGGCGGTACTGGGTTACCGTTTTCGTCACTTGCAATACCCGCACGGTTAGGTGAAGTAAAAATTAAATTAGCGCGGTTAATTGTTTGTGGCTTTTCGTAAGCAATTCTTGCCCAAGTTTTTCCAGTGTTTTCAAACGCCGAGAAGAACGGGGAAATTAAACGCATGTAGTGTGACAAGTTTGATTTGCGGTCAATGGTAAACAGTGTGTTTTTTAATTGACGCAATGCAACCTTGTGAGTTACTGACATAAGATCTGCTTGTTCCTGAGTAGTTAAACGCCGTGCGTTTAGACCCTCAAACATTTCAACGCGACGCTTTAACTCAGTTCTATACATAGAAATATATAAAGGGTGGCGTGCTAACAAATCTTCTGGCATAGATCCGATTAACTTAAAGATACCGTTAACTATGTTTTTTGCGTTTCTAACAGATCCAAGGGTTAAGTTTTCCTCAAGGATATGTCCATGAACTGTAGGTAATCCATCAGTACCAGCGTAGGTACCACGTAACATGTCTGGTGTAATAGGTGCGTTATCGGTTGATTCAACCAGTGTCTTACGCAAGCTAGCGCTTGGAATGTAGCTGTCAACAAATCCTTTAACGGAAGCGACGTGCTCGTTAATTTCCCAGGAATCTAAACCAAGGCGCTTTGCAACAATGCGACCTTCAGGATCTGACCTAAGCCACTTGGCTACATCGGCAGGATCCATATTGTCCATTAACTTCATGGCTACGCCAGAGTTACGGAATTGGTAATTAAGTGCATGTGCCCAAGCCTGGTAGTAATTTGGAGCATCGGGCTTAACTTCACCATAGCCAGTTTTAGTAAGACTTTTGGAAACTAATCCAGCGTTGTCATCAACTAAAGTATTGAATGAGTTTTCTGCGCTGGAATTAGACCTATGAATGTCCGCAAATTGTCCACCTAAAGCATCATCAAAGTCATCGTAGTTGTCACCAAATGAGGATTTTACTTTCCATTTACCCTTACCAACTTTGCGCTTTTCTCCACGTTTTGCTGCTTCACTTAGTTCTTTAAGTTGCTTTACATAGTCTTCACGAATAGCTTTTTTATCATCAATGGATTTTTGAATAACACGCATGTCAGATTCTAGTTGAACATTTGGTGTTGTTGGAGAATAAACGGGTGTTGCATTTTCTCCATACCAAGCATTAGCTTCATCTGTGTATTCAGCAAGTGAGCGTTCTAATGCTGACATTTCATAAAATGAATCAAATTGAGCAATGCCATCGTTTACATACTCGTCAAGTGTTTGCCTACGCCATGGCACTTCAATAAATTTTTGACGAGATTTACCGTTTTGAACAGCCATATATTTTAAGTCGCCCGCAGGATAGTAAACATAATCTTGATACAACGGTCCATCAAGACTTACGGATTCTATTTTTCCAGTTGAAATAATAGCAGATAATTCGTCTGATCCAAGATTACCATTTTCATAAGCATCTAAAATTTTATTTAATGGAATTAAACCTTTGGTTTCAAGTAATTTAATATCACGTTTATCTAACCCAAAGGCGCCAGAAGCTTCTTCTACTTTTGCTTTTATGTCTTCATCAACAATAACACGATGCTCGTCGGCTAGCCGCTTGGCCTCAGCTTTAGAAGCCTTTAGGTATTCATCACTCTTAAACCCAAGGCGATCTGGAAGTATACCCTGATCTAGTAACTCAATTTCTTCATCGGTAAATTTTTTGCTGACAAATTGGTTTGGATCTTTGCGCTCTGCTTTAACAAGTTTTAATTTAGTGGTATCAAAAAATACTTTTACACCATGTAAAGTTTTTTGATTTGTTGCTAGTCCACCAATATGTTCGATGCCATCGTAACCAAATCTAGTGCTTAGTGCATCATTTATTTCATAAAGTATTTCTGATATTAAAGAAGCAATTTCTGAATCTGGTAGATCTCCCGACGATCCTTTTATAGTATCTTTTTTTATGGTTGAAACAATTTGACCATAACTAACATTTGGATCATTTAATAATTCTAAAATATTACCAGATGTTCCAGCAAAATAATCTTTAAGGTACTCAGAAATATCTTGAGGTATTGCTTTATCACCGTCAAGTAAAATTGGATTAGATTCACCAATCCATTTAACAGAATAAATAGTTGGATCGTTGCCAACAGTTTCTTGAAGCATTGCTTTTTTTGTAACTGGATCTACGTCGTATGGTAAATCACCTGCAGAATACTTAAATTTTCCTGCACCTTTTTTTGTGTAAGATTTAGCTATATTTGCATCGTCAGTAGAATAAAAACCTGGACCATAAAGAAGCTTGTACTCTTCACCGTTAAGTTCAATTTTTGTTAATGAATCATCAGTAATAGGGTCAGGGGTGCCATGAAATAGTGTTGGTCCACCAGACCATGACGGAGATCCAAGTACAGTTTCTTCTGGCTTAAACTTTGCATCAAGTTCGTCACGTTCTTTATTAAATTGCTCAGCAGTTTGTGCGTACCTTGCTTGCAGTTCACTAAGTTCAGAGTCAACCTTAGTTAAAGAACGAACGGTTGATTGTACTGTGGCAGGGCCAGATGAAAGCGATAGGCGATCTACCGTGCGGGCAGACAAACTGTCTGTAGCGTTGAAGGCCATGTTGCGTAGGCCAGGGCCAAGATGACGCATAGATGCCATAGAGCCAACAGATGCTGCAATACGAAGCTGTGCTTCAGTGCCGTTACGGATTGTGTAACCAAGGCGCATAAGAACACCAGCCTTGAACATGGCTTGAAGTATGTCCATAGCGCCAGTAAGTTCATTACCTACTCCATAAAGTACAGACAATGGCTTGTTTTTTGTAGCAAGCCTATGACGCTTTAATAGTGAATCAAGTAAATCAAGATCCATCATTGGAAGGTAGTTTGCTGTTTGAGATTCAAACACTGGTGCACTAATTACACTACCATCTTCGTCAATCATAAATCCGTTTTTGCGAAGTGACTCTTGAGCACCTAAACGTGATCGGTAATATGCTTGATAAATTTTACCTGCGGTAACGCGATCAATGCCATGCTTTCCAGCAATGGCTGAAAAACCAGCATTTTCAATAATTGAAATAGAACGTGCACGATCTTCTGGAGTTGAGGCTCGGTAGTAATTAGCCATCATACCAGCAGCACGTTCGTCAGTTACACCCTTAAACTCTTTAGGTATGTCGGCACCTTCAGGGAAGAAGCTGTAAATATCATCGCCAGCAATACGATGAGCACGATTAACAAACGCCATAACTTCGGCGCTTGATTCGGCTTCGTTGAGGTTAACAATTCCAGATGGACGTTCGTTACCTACCCAGGATACAACTTGGTACATGCGGTGGAATGGAGTTGGTTGCCATGCTTCAGCACGGGTTCCACCTGCAACAAACTTAGCGGAACGACCTTTAGCAAGGAAGTCATCTACTGCCTGCATTGGACGCGCACCTACGGTGCGGTCAATTACACCACCAGGTGTCTTAGCCATTAGTTCCCAAGAAGCAAACATAGCGTCATTGTTACGCAAGTCTTCTAACTCATTCTTAGCATTTTGTACTATAAGTTGATCTTCGTGTGGAAGTTTAGCTACACCTTCTGGATCGTCAGCCTTTTTAATTAGGAACTCTTGGTAATCATCAAGTACACCCATTTGGCGTTCCATTGAATTACCAATGCTAGCGCGAACGGTCTTTAATTCTTCAAGTGCACGTTGATCTCCAAGACCTGCACGAAGCACAAGGGCTGTATCGTATTCGCTAGTTGACTGGCCAAGGCCGTAGGCAATAGTGTCGCGCATTGGTGACTTACGAATCATTGGATGATTGTAAGCGTACTCAGCGCCGTTAGCAGTAAAATCTTGGATTGGCTTAGTATATTTGTTTGCAACACCAGTGACAGGATCAACAGCATCAACAATGTCGTTGATCGCTTTAGCTGCTTTTTTAGCATTAGTAATCTTGTTAGTTACTAGAGAAGATCCACGTGCAAGTTTGGCAGCTTTACCACCAGCAATAGCCACATCACCAAATATTTGAATACTGGTATCTCCAACACCAGACCAAAAACGTGGTGCACCAGTAGCAAAAAACTTATCTACTTCAGCTTCATCTTCAAAGTTAATTCTATCTACAGCTTGACGACCTGGCAGAACAGCGCCAATTCCACCAACAAGGGCCTGACCAAAGGAAGTATCTTGTGCCATGTCATAGGCTTCGCCTATGTCACCACCAGTTTGACTAGCAGCAAGTATGCCTGTAGTTAATGGTTCACGTATGTACTCACGGTTAAAAGCATCCCACTTTTGAAGTGTTTGTTTAATACCTGGAGTTTCAGCAATGTCAGTTACTGGCTTAAGCATGGCTTGTGCCCAGTTTGTTCCAGCACTCTTAAAGGTGTTGGCAAAGCCATTAAAATCATCATCATCATTCCACGGAGCAGAAGCTATATCCCAAAGAAACTTTGGTTGTGCTACTACTGCTCCAGCGGTATCTTGGGCTAATGTGCCCAGACGATCCCAGAAACTCAAATCATCTCCCGCAACTGTCGGATGATGTTGCGTGTCTCTGGTGATGTACTGGAACGGGAAGCAACGTGCATAAGAACTGGCATGTATGAAGCAATGGTTGCCTTAAACTCTTTATCTGCCGCTACGTCTTTTGCACCTAAACCTAGAGAACTCATGCCTGGCCCTGGGCCAGCATCTGCACCAGCGGTTACAGGCTCGTTAGGGCGCTGTGATGGTGCGTTAAGTGGTATGACGGGGGCAGGCTCAGGCATCATGCCAGAAGCCGCCAAAGGCGCTGCTTGCTGTTGTGCCATGAAAGCCTGCCCCTCGCCATACGGAAGACCAGATACGTACTGTGCTGCTTGTGAGTCTGCTGGTCCACCATCGGTACGCTGCGACAATGCGCCTGGGCCTGAAGCTGGCGCGGGGTTTGCTGGGGCTTGATACCCACCTTTTCCTGCCATGATTCTACCGCCTTTTTAATTAAACCGAATGATTTTACTTGCAGACCAGAACACAGTTCTGGACGTTTATTTATTTTTTGTTGGCTAATGCTGATACGGCTTTGCCGCCAGCGCCACTTCGAGCAAGTGCAGATACTGCTTTACCTTTTGAGTTTGCAGATTCTGCAATTTTGCCAAAATCTTTGTTGTTAACAAAGCGGTTATCGCCTGCTTTTGTAGTTGGTACTTTATTCATTATTTTGTACCTGAACCTTTGGTTCCACCTGGCTGTACGCTAAACATAATTTTGCTTGCAGCAGGCTTTGCTGGGCTTGGGGTTTTACTTACGTGAGGTGCATCGTAGTACACTTTACCTGCTGAACCTTGGTTCGCTGGTTTCTTTCCTGATCCGAACGCCATAATATTTTCTCCTGTTATCCTGCTGGCATCATTCTTGTGACACTAGAAGCTAGTGTCGGTTTACCCCTACTGGTTAGACCAGCGAGGAGATATTGAATTGGAGGCTTGCCGCCTACCCCTACCTGACCAGGGGCAACCCCTGTAGGTGAACCTGTCAGTGGATTAAGTCCAGAAACACCACCGCCCGCAGCAGCGGCCGCTTCTTCTGGAGAGCCAGGGACTGTAGGCTGCGATCCAGGTGCGGACGGTGGTGGCTCTGGGGCGAATACTTGAGCAACAATAGTTTCAATAGAGTCACCTTTAAGGCGACCATCTATGATTGCTGCTAGTTTTCCAATAAACTGTGAAGGATCTTGACCGCTTTGTACCAGTGCTGGTAGCGATTGGGCTAAACCAGAAACTGCAGCGAGTAGCGAATCACGCATTTTCTCGACTTCAATTTTCTGTTCTTCCATGCTTACATTGATTTCCCATGGCATTTGACGACGCAAGAAGTCGCGTGAGATCAGTTGATCTCCACGTGCCTGCAAACCAAAGACTAAAGCTTGGTTAGGGTTAAGGCCAGCCATTAAACCGTAAGTAACATCTACTACGTATTCGCCTGCAATGTCCTTGGATGGGGTGTATTCCACCTGGAAAGGTGCACCTGCATCCATACCCTGTACGGTTTTACGTACATTCTTAAAGATCTTTTCGTCAACCTTAAAGCAAAGCGATAGAACCTGGGTTAATGCTTCAGCAAATACCGTCTGTGCGGTCTTAACTTGAGTATCAAATCCACCCATAAGGGCTTCAACACCACGGCCTGTAACAATAGAACCAGACATGTTGCCAAGGCGACCCTCTGGGTAACGCCCACCAACACGTAGTTCTTGGTCTAATGCTGCTGATTCCTGGAATAAACCAGGGGGAACATTAAGATCTACACGACGAATCTTCTCTGGGGAAGCCGAACGGATAGTGGCATCAGGGCCAATCTCCATTACGTTAACATCTGCTGGTAATGCGTATGGTGCTTGCACGGACTTCTGTGCGGCTTCCAGGCTTAGGGTAGCGAAGCGCGAACGCGCCACTTGGACCCACAGGATATCATCGAACTGGCCACGGAACTCTGTATCTGAGTCAATGCCTGGGCGCACGGCCATAACAGCCATGATCTCACCAATAGGATTAGGGGTCTGAGCTAGAACGAAGTTGTTACGCTCGGATAAGAACAAGATAGTTGCTTCTTTATCGTGGTAACGGTACATGTCCAAGCGAGTTTCGTCATTTGTAGTACCCATACGCCCGCGAATAACAGACTCATGTTCTGGAAAGTCACGAACTAAATCAGCTACGGTCTTGGTGTAACGCTTTGTGTAGGAGATTAAGCGACCAAAGCGGTCAAAGTCTGGGTATGATCCCATAGGATCATCAATGTTAATAACAGGGGTCTTACGTTCGTAGTCAATCTCCACCAGAATTGGCATTAAGCCAAAAGTTACATAACGATCTGCACCTGTAAACATTTGAGTCTGTAGGCGTGATTGGTCACGGTAACCTGCAGCGATCATAGTGCGCTTGTCAGCTTTCTGACGGGCACGATCTGATACTGAGTTAGTTGCTGAGCAGTTAAACGCTGGAAGCGGGGCTATAACTTCAGATACGTCGCGTGCTGCAATGTCAATAAAGTTTGCAACCATAGGTTTTGGGTAGTCATCTGGAAATAGGCCAGGAAATACTTTATTGATGTTTCCTTTGCGTACCTCAAGTACGTCAGCCCAACGAGAGTCCCGTTCCCGCGCCTTATCGCGCAGTTGCTTGACACGCGCAGCGATTTGCTGAATGTCAGCCATTTAGTAACCTCCCGCAGCTAGTTGCTGCTGTAATCTTGAATACTCTTCTAGGTCTACTGTCATGCGCTTTGCTAGATCTCTAGGAGTAGCAAACGGATTACGAACCCAAGTATTACCATGTGACCCCATCTGGTTCACATAATCACGCAACTGGGTTTCTACGAACCACAGTGCCATAGGGCCGTCCTGTTTGTTCTTAGTTCCAGGTGCCCATGTAATTAGTTGCTCAATGAGCGCTTTAACGCCCTCGTTATCTGTACGAGGTAATTCAATAAGGCTGGATCCCTTAATGTACTTTCCTGCCTGGTCCAACTGACCAAACAAGGGTCCAAGGGAAGCAACGCCATACTCCAAATCCATTTTATTAGCACCCGTGTAGTGGCTAATAAGTCTAATACCGCGAGAAGCTAAGAACGCATTGATCTGTTCGTCCTGGGTTAAGAACAACTGAAAGGCGTTCTTCTCAATAACCCATGCTTGTGGGCTATACTTCTCAGTCCACGTCATAATAAGTTCACGAATACGTTGCGGTGTGGGTGCGGGCATACGCGACGCATCTAGTAAATACCGTTTTTTTGTCGTTCTATCAGCCGACACCACCACACCGAACGTGTCACCCGACATGGCGGGATCTAAGCCGCACACTGTATAGAAACCATTGGTTTCTTTAGGGTGACCTGCAGCACCAGCAATTAGCGGTCCGCAAGCTCTCATACCATTAACAGATCCACGTACCGATTCGGGAGAAAACACCGATTCAGCTTGCACGTCTTGCTGTTGGTAAACCATTGCCCAAGTTTTAGGGTCTAAAAGTCCTCGTCGTTGTCGGAGTCTAGTTCCATCCCATCGAGGAAAGAAGCCATCTTGGTCAGGATCAACGGGATCATTAGCCCAAGGGCGGTCTGAACGCGGCCAAAGAGTGACCCATTTACTTGGATCATCGTTAAACTCCAAAACGGCTGGCATTGCAAGGTAGGTCCATGGGGATGAACCGTCAGGGTAGCGATCTTCGTTACGAATTTCGCGGTATAAATCTATTGGGTCTACACGGGTACCCACTACAAGGATTTTACCTGTAGGTCCTACACGTGTTAGAACTTCTTGTTGGATCCAACGGATCTGCTTTTCGTACTCTCCAGCATTTGCCAGAGTAACTGTGTCATCGAGGATGATGAGATCTGCACGGGCGCCGTAGATCTGCCCGCCAATACCCAAAGCTTGAAGTGTCGGATCCTTTTCACCTGAATCTCGCTCAAGATAAATTGCATCCGCAGTCCACTTATCTGACGTTGCTTTGAAACCGTCAGCAGGAGCGTAACGTCTTTGTAGTTCCGCGTAGGAAGGGGAGGTAAGGCGCTGTTTAACAGCATACAAAAACTCCTTGGCCATTTCCCTAGTCTTGGAAACTACCTTAATACGGATGTTGGGATCTGTACAAATACGGTAGGTAATGTAGTCAATCGAGACCGTCATAGACTTGGCGTGCTCAGGTGGCATGTTGACTAATACGTACTGCGGCAATCCTGCCTCGTACGTCATTGATTCATGTACCCAGCGGGGAGGCCGATTCTCGATCAGGTCTATCACATTTAACTGGTGATTAAAGGTCACCGAGTTCAAATACTTGGTTCTAAATTCCTCAAAGGTAATACCCTTGTCTTCATCAGAGATATGTCCCTTACGCTGCTGTACGGCTCGCATGAGCTTAACGGCGCGATTAAATTCTGGGTCGGACTGGATGTAATAGTAATAGGTCTTTTCAGACTTGTTAACTCCAGCGCAAGCATCCGCGACAGAGAAGCCATCCTGGAGCAAAGAAAGTAATCTTTCCTTGGCTTGGTCAGCAGTTAGAGTACCTACGGTACGATGCTGCGAATTTCTCTTAGGGCTAGACATTGTACCTCCATAGCTTTTACTCCCAAGGAGAAGCCTGGTTAGTAGTAGTCCTAGAATAAAACCTTGGTAGTAAAAAACCCACTTTTATACGGTGAGCAAGCAAAGCTTGCGAACCGTTACGGTCCGTTCCACTGCGTTACACGAACCGTAATGCCAATGGAGGTTCGGGGCTTCAAGGCGTAAAAGCCCCTCACTAATACTAAGGGGGGGAATCGTATGCTTTACCACGCTATTTCGGAAAAAAGTTTTATAACATTTTGGTAACATACTAAAAACCCTTTAATCACAACGATTATGTAGCTACTTTAGAAAAATTATTTTACTTGATACTACACACAATGGTACGCGCGTATTAAAAACCCGCGGGTCGTTGGCCTTGCTGGGTGCGTGTGTGGCCTGATCCCCCCCCGGGGTTGGGGGGCGTGG